TACAGGAACTACAAATCCAGGCTGGCACCATTTTGCGGCAGTTCGGTCAGGTAATACCTTATTTCTGTTCATTGATGGATTACAAGAAAACTCTCAGTCTATTAGTGGAGCCATAAATGACAGTTCAAATAAGTGGGCAATTGGTAGGCTAGGAGAGCTCAACTCAGCAATGTGGCTAGGCTGGATTGATGAGTTTAGGTTCTCTCTAGTAGCCCGCTGGACTACCAACTTCACCCCTCCGACATTCGCCTATACCAATCTAGTTCCCCCCGGCGCCACTGTTATAAGTGGCATCAACTGGGACCCTACTCCTGGCCTCCATACAGATGTTGTCTTCCTCTCCAACGGCGAGGTAAGAGCTGATACAGGCCCCGGTAACTTCTCCAGCATCCTAGCCTCCGCTTTGACCAGTGTTAGGGAACCTCCTCCCTGCTTCGTTCCAGCTGGTGGTGAGAATGTAGGATCTTCTAGAAAGCTATTCCTGTTCAGCAGCCCAAATCAGGCGCAGGTGGCTAGTGGAGTTGGAGTATTTGGAGCGATCCCATCTCCTCCAGCAGACTGGACAGCTGGAGCCTTCCCGACCTTCGGTATCCTACATGGTCTAAGAATGTTCGCAGGGGGTAATAGCAGCGATCCACATCGTATCTACTATAGCACAATCGCCAACCACGGTGACTTCACAGGCGCTGGCTCCGGCACCATCGCTATATATCCAGGCGAGGGGGAGCGGCTTGTCGCCGGGGTATCCTTCAGAGGAGCTCTTATTCTCCTGAAATATCCCTTTGGGATATATGTGGTCAATACGTCTGATCTGACGCCTGGAAACTGGCAAGTTGCCAGGATGACCAGGGCAGTTGGGACCCTAAATCAGGCCTGCATCATCCAGATCGAGAACGATGTCCTATATATGGATCATGTAGGGAATGTGCACGCCCTAAGCGCTACTCAGGAATTTGGAGATATTAACACTGATGACCTAAGCAAGTTTTCCTTCCTAGAACCGTTCATCAGTGCTGAGATTAACAGGAGCGTAATTAGGAGGACCCAGGGAATATGGTACGCTGCAAAGAGGCAGGCCTGGTATGCTATGTCTCGGCTGGGAGTATCAGATAATAATCTGCGCCTGATAATGGGCTTTGATCCGCTGGGAGACCCAAATCAGCAGAGAGTACCGCCTCGCTTCGTCATGTCTCGGCGAGATGTTGCTGTGTCTATGTGGATGCGGCCAGACTCTACCAATATCCCTCGACCAACGGTCGGAGATAACAATGGCTTCGTCTGGATACTTGACACTGATGCGAAGGATAAGGCAGGGGTCGCCTATACGATAGACTTCGAGACTGCAAATACCGATCTATCCTTCCTCGATCCATCTCTGGCTACCAAGATGAAGGCTGGTCAGTTCCTTGAGGTGGCATCTGAGCCTAGAGGGAACTGGGATTTGTCAGTGGAGGTATTCTGGGACGATAACTTGACAGATACCCTACAGTTTAACATGGGTGGCTCGGGAGCTGCCCTTGGCAGCTTTACCCTGGACACTGATAAGCTGGGAAGCGATGTTGTCTCCTCTCAGAGAAGACGACTAACCGGAAGCGGAAGACGCATCAAACTGGCCTGTAGCAACTCTGGTCTGGATCAGGATGTCAGTATAGCTGAGTTTCATCTCAGCTTCAACATTATGGATGAGAGGACTAGATAATGGACTATAAGTTCCTCCAGCGACCTAACTATGTTATCCTCTCTGAGACTGGGGAGTTGCAGGAGCTATTCTGCAAGGTCTGTGGAACTGCTATCGCTGGTCAGCAGGACGTCGTAAAGGGGAGAAGGCGTAGCCGCTCCGGAGATTGGATTGAAGAGCATATAATCCAGTTTCGGCGCTATAATAACTATGCTGAACTGAAAATAGAATTCAAAGATGGCTCCTTCCATGTAACCAACGGCTGCAAGACATGCCTCCATGAGAACCTTACGCAGCTGCAGATGCGTGAACTAATGCATGCAGATATGGACCTGGAGGGCACGGAGAATGCTGAAAACAGTAAATTGAGGGCTCCAAAGCGGGTTGTTGCTGTCCGAACTGATGGGGGAGGAATAGCCTAATGGAATGGTCAACTGCGTTTATGATAGTTGGGGTGACCTGGGCAGTAGCCTACGTCCTGGCTCGATGGATTGAAAGGTCAGATTAATGTCAACTGGCCTATATGCCCATACTACCCGAGGCACAGGCACAATCCTGACGGCTGCTATCTACAATAGCGACCATCAGAATCATATTACTAACCAGAACCCTCAGCAGACTGGTGCCTATGCTGATAGTGTTGCCCAATATCAGACCAACACTGATCCTGGTGGTGTGGGTTCTGAGAGCCTGCCTGGAAACCTGGCTGGTGAGGTGGAGCGACTTCGTTTCTGTGTTAAGAGGATCGTAGGTGGTGCTCAGTGGTACTCAACTCCGCCTGTTAACCTGACCACTGTAAATGGCGCGTTTCCAACTCTCAACATTGCAGGCCTGACGCAGTTTACTGGCGATTTGACGCCAGCCCAGATTACGGCCAACCAGAACGACTATGCTCCTGCTGGACATGCTAACGCCTTCCGCTTTAGGCTAAATACCGATGCTGTCAGGACCATAACCGGACTTGCGGGCGGAGTATCCGGGCGTATAGTGGTTATTGAAAATGTGGGCACCTTCCCTATCATTCTAACTGCCAGTGATGCCGGATCGTCAGCTGCTAATAGGTTCCTGATGCGTGGTAGGGTAGTTATACCCCCTATAGCTACTTTCTATTTCCAGTATGATATTACATTATCCAGATGGACACCCATAGGGGATGCAATTCAGGATATCTTCTCGGTCCCAAATCCTCAGGGCTATCTAACCCTAGTCACTGGGGTTCCGATTCAGACAGGTGATCAGATAGCGAAAACTAACGTCTTTTATACCCCAAGGATAGGTAACTACGTTCCGATCTATAATGGAGCGTCATTCATTCAGACCCTGTTCTCGGAGCTAACCCTGGCTCTGGTGGCTAGCCATGCCGCTAGCACTCTTTATGATGTGTATGTGTTCCTGGACCCCGGAACTGGACTAATTACTATAGGTACAGGACCTGCCTGGAGCACTTCTACAGCAGGCGCTGGAGATCGTGGAACAGGTGCTGGAACGGCCCAGTTAGCTCTGGTTAATGGCGTCTGGACTAACGCTGTGTCGATGACAGCTCGGAATGGCAGTACTACATATACTATCCCTGCCAATCAGGGCACCTATCTAGGCACTCTCTCCATTGACTCTATTGCTGGCCAAATTACCTGTCATAACTCGTTTGGCCAGAGTCGAAAGTGGGGCGTCTGGAATGCCTATAACCGCAATAAGCTGTATATGAAAGGAGGTGACGGAACAGCTAGCTGGACCAATCCTGGTGCCTCATATCGTGCCTCAAATGCTGCATCAGCCAACAGTCTAACAGTGCTTTGTGGCCTTCCTGAGGAGCCAGTTCTAGCTACTTTCAGCCAGTATATAGTTCATGGTGGTGGTGCAGTCTATAATGAAGATGCAAATATTGCTATCGGAGTGAACTCTACAACTGTCAAGTCTGGAATGGTTGGACGTTCAGATTTGGCTGGAACTGGGTCTGGAACGTCTACAAACCTTGGTGCTCAGGCACATGCAAGACACCTAATTCCCACATCACTAGGTATAAATACAATAAATGCTCTGGAAAGAGCAGTTGCAGGCACTGCTAGTACCTTCAATGGAACTGAGGATCATATGGGTCTATTTGCGGAGTGGCGGGGCTAAATGGCCACCATCAATCCACATACTACTAGAGCGGCAGGCACAGTTCTAACTGCTGCGATCTACAACACAGATCATGGCAATCATATCAATAATGCTACTGCTCTCAATGCAGCTAAGGCTGAGCTGCCTATAGGAACATCTGGCCTAGCTGATCTATCAGTTACAACAGCCAAACTTGCATCTCAGGCAGTTACAACTGCTAAGATAGCGGCAAATGCAATTACTGCAACTGAACTTGCAGCTGATGCTGTTACAACTGCTAAGATATTAGCAAAGAATGTCACATATGCTAAGATACAGGATGTCGCAGCTACAGCTCGCATTCTTGCTAGGATAACAGCTGGGGCTGGAGTTATTGAGGAGGCAACTCTATCTCAAATCTTAGATCTAATTGGAAGTGCTGCCTGGGGTGATATCCTCTTTCGAGGTACAGCAAACTGGCAGCGGCTTCCTGCTAGTACATCTGGCTTCTTTCTGCAAACTAAGGGGGCTGGGGTTGATCCAGTATGGGCAGCTGCAGCTGGTGGGATTGCACTTCTTACCTCTGGTACAGTATCGGCAGCAGCAACCCTTGATCTTGTGTTGACCGCTTATACTGCATATAGGGGTCTTAAATTTGTACTATCTGGCTTTGTTCCAGCTACTAACTCTGTAAATCTATGGACTCGTTTCTCTACTAATGGAGGTAGCACATATGATACTACATCATATGAATGGGGAGGCTCTGAAGGCCCTGCAGGTGCCGAAGTTCCTGTTGGTGCAACATCAGATACAAAGATCGATCTTAGCGGAGGTGCTGGAACAGTTGGTAATGGTGCTGC